TAACAACTGGAAGATGTTAGCAGAATCAACGTGTATGCGTAGAGTTTAAACTCTGTGTCAGGAGTTGGGGGCGGTCTTCGGATCGTCCCTTTTTTTATTACCATTTTGATTGATAATAATTTATAGGAACAGTATAATATAAACATGAATTTCAAATACAAAGAACATATTATCTATTGGATGCTGTCTAACAACAATGTTAGATTAAGCCATTACGACTATTCTTTTTTTACTAGCATGATGACACTTTTCCACGAGAGGAAAGACATCACTGAAAATCAATCCAGTCTGGTTACTAGACTACTCACAAAATATCAACATCAACTATCTGTTGCTGGCCTTAAACAAAAAGAACTACATGCATTAGATTGGCAGTCAACCATCATACCTAGTCTCCCTGAATTTACAAGTGCAAGAGTTAAGTATCTTAAAGAAGAAAATCTTTTAACGATTAAAGTACCATTTAAAAAAGATTTTATTAATACCTTCAGAGGAGATAGTATGCCTTATTGGGAATGGAACAAAGAAAAGAAACGTTATGAAGCAACACCATCTACTACCGCATTAAAACTAGCATACAAGATATTACCTAGATATTTTGACACTATCTATTATGGAGAAGTCAAAGAACTCATTGACGAATTAGAAAAAATTGGCATTGACAATACTATTTGGAATCCTACATTAGTAGAAAGTAATGGAGAGTATTCTATCGCCGCGAGTAATGATACATTAGATGATCTACTCAAAGACACTCCTTTAAATACAGAACCAAAGACTCTGTGTATGTTAGCACAACTTGGGATTGCTATTGATGAAGAGATCATTGGTAATGATCCAAAAATGAAGTTTTGTTCAGAGTATGTAACGCAAGTAGACATTGATGATATGGCTACAGTTGCAACATGGATAGTAGAATTAGAATGCAAGAAAGTTGTATTATCCAGAGGATTAAAATCAGCCAGTTTGCATCATCCAGAAACTCTCTCAGTAGAAATCATAAAACATTTAGAAAACAACCAGCTTAGTTTCATACAATCCCCGATGTATGAAATCGAAACGGACTTCACCATCACAGCAAATGCGATGGTGATGCAATATAGCACATTGCAACAAGAAGTCGTTTCAAATCGAGGGGCATTAAAGAATATACAAATAATAAATAGGAGATCCATATCAGTAACATGAAAACGTATAACAAAAAAGCAACACTAATGTTGCTATTAACAACAATAGCAACATATACATATGCTCAGGAGATTGAGGAGATCGTAGTCATGGGAACGACTATGTATGAAACAGAATCTAATCCAAGCACAGATGTCTCGTTACTCGAATCACTCATACCAGAGTCAACACAAGCAGGTGGCTATGGTGGCTTTTCTGGTTACACAGAAAGAGGAACGCAAACAATACACACGAGTGTTTTTAGAAATGGAGTCCCAGCAAATGATGCAGGCTCAGGTTGGTATGACTTTGGACATGACTACGCAACTGGCAGTGAAACAATTAAAGTTGTTAACGGAGTCAATAGTGTTCTCTATGGTTCAGGTAGTTTAGGTGGTACAGTCTTTATTAAAGACGATCTTACAAAAGATAGTTCTACTATCAGAGTAGGTGAACAACATAACTTTATGTCTCATACATCAAACGGATTTAATATCTCATACTTTGATGTAAGCAATGACAGTGTTAAAACTGACAACAATGAAAGAGATGACTACTCTAACTTAACTGCGAGAAGTCAATTTGAAACAGGAGAGTTCACAACGAACCTCTCAGCAACAGTATACGACTATGACTATGATGGTTGTTACACTGCGAGTTTCTCATCATCAAATGATTGTTCTCAGTTAGGTTCAAAAGGAACCTTATCAATAAGGAATGATAACTACACCTTTGGTTACTCTTTTAATAACGCCAAGTACAAGACTGAAAATGTACAAACATATTCTTCAGATGCCGAGAGAGCATATGTAGATACAAGACACACAGTTGGCGATCATATCTTTGGAGCAACGGTTGAGTATGAAGAATACGTAAACAATTCACAAGATAATATATCTGCTTATGCTTTGTTTAACTTCACTAACTCTAACATAGGTGTTCGTGTAACAGAAGACACAGTTGTAGGTAGATTAGGCTATGCGACAGACAACTTTTATTTCAGTGCTGGTACGTCTTATCGTAATCCAACTCTATACGAAATAAATGGTGATGCGTGGACACTAGCAAACTTTGATTTAGATCCTGAGGAAGCACTAGGGTATGAATTAGGTTATGGTAATCTAACATACTTTAACTATCATTTCTCAGAAGGGATTGATTACAGTTATGCTTCATCGCAGTTTGTTAACACAGGTGAGTATGATACACAAGGTGTAAGATATAACAACTCAATGTCCTTTGATTACTTAGATACATTCATAGGCTATGAGTTAGGCTACACTGATTCAGATCAACCAAGAGTTGCGAAGTATAAAGCAATCATCACAAGTGTACATCAAGCAGACAACTATAAACTATCGTTCACATACACAGGCATGTTCGACAGAGAGCCTGGTCCGTATGATGGGTCAGACATGTTAGATGATGTAAGTTCAATCGACTATAAGATCGAAGGATCAATTGCTCCGAACTACTTGCTATCTGCTACGATTAGAGATATACTTGACAGACGATATGAATACGTGCCGGGATATAACTCTGGTGGCGTTGAATTCTTTATCACATTACAATATAGGCCTTAATAGAATGCCCGGAACTGCAATACTTAAAATCAAAGACGAGGTCAATCTAAAGATTGAAGGACTCGAACTAGATGCTCGTAGAGCATTGATGAAAAAATTCGAGTACGAAGTTCCAGGCGCAAGATATATGCCTAGTGTAAAGCTAGGCAGATGGAACGGCAAGGTTAGTTATTGTAGCCTTGCTGGTTCCACTTTTATCAATCTCTTACCAAAAATTATTCCTATCTTAGAAGAACTCAATTACGATATTGAGTTAGAAGATATGAGGGAATATAAAAACAATTTTGACTTTGATGAAATAACAGCGACAACATTTGAAGACACTAAGTGGCCCAAAGGACATGTCTGTGAAGGGCAGTCTATCGAACTAAGAGACTATCAAGTAGAAGTTGTTAATCAGTTCTTAGCAAACCCTCAGTCGATACAAGAAGTCGCTACAGGGGCAGGTAAGACGATTATGACAGCCGCTCTGAGTAAGAGCATAGAGTTTTATGGTCGCAGTATTGTTATCGTTCCTAACAAGAGTTTAGTTACACAAACAGAAGAAGATTATATAAATTTAGGTTTGGATGTTGGTGTCTATTTCGGTGATCGTAAAGAATACTTTAAACAACATACCATTTGTACTTGGCAATCTTTGAACATACTATTAAAGAATACCAAGAAGGGCGAGGCTGATTGCACCATTGATGACTTTATTGAAGGTGTTGTTTGCGTGATGGTTGATGAAGTACACATGGCTAAAGCAGATGCATTGAAAGCATTGTTAACAGGAGTCATGGCACACGTTCCTATTAGATGGGGACTGACTGGTACTGTTCCAAAAGCAGAGTACGAAAGACTTGCATTAGAAGTAAGTTTAGGTCCAGTCATTAATAAATTGTCTGCGAAAGAATTACAAGATCAAGGCGTGTTAAGTAAATGTCACGTGAACATTGTACAATTACAAGATAATGCAGAATTTGGTGATTACCAAGCAGAACTAAAATTCTTGCTTTCGGATTCTAATCGTTTAGATAAGATGGCAGAGTTAATAGATAAAATTAAAGAAACAGGTAACACACTTGTCTTGGTTGATAGAGTAAATGCAGGACATGCACTCGTAGAACGATTAGACGATGCAGTATTTGTATCAGGGGGAATGAAAATTGTTGATAGAAAAGAAGAATATGATGATGTTGCCACTAGTACTAATAAAATTATTATTGCTACTTACGGTGTGGCTAGTACTGGTATTAACATTCCTAGGATTTTTAATCTTGTACTCCTTGAACCAGGTAAGAGTTTTGTTCGTGTCATACAGTCTATCGGGCGTGGCATTCGTAAAGCAGAAGATAAAGACTTTGTTCAAATCTGGGACATAACAAGTTCATGCAGATTTGCTAAACGACACCTAACAGCACGTAAAGCATTTTACAAGGAAGCAAACTATCCGTTTGCTATAGAGAAATTAAAATACTAAAGTTACCAATTGAATTGAAAATAATACACAGAGGAGTTATAATAGAGACATGAAAATATTAACACTAGAAAACCAGGCTTACGATTTAGAAACACTACCAGATGAGGTAGATGATTTACGATTTGCTATCTTGGATAACTCAAACCCTCTGAATGTAGACTATCATTATATCCCACTCATCTTTTTAGAGTCATTCAATGCACCAGCGGTCGTATTAGAAATAGGAGATAAAACAATTAAGATGCCTGTTGATTGGCAAGTATTAATAGGACACGAAGAACATGGAGACTTAGAAACAATTCCATTGTCAAGTTTAAATGATAGAGGCTTTGCAGTGTTTGCATTTAATCCACTAACATCATTCTCCCCTAGTTTCTTAGATATTGAAATCGTTGATATCTATTCAGATGTAACATGGTATGCGCCTAGACTACGTAACGGACAATTTTTATGTGTCCCTATCGAAGATGGTCCTAAGCCGAGATGTGTTTATTTTGTTAAGGAGATCAGTCGTAATTGTGAGATTGTAGATTATGCACAAGCGTTTTGATCATTGGAAGAATGTATGTAAATTACATTGGAAAGAAATAGTCACACTATCTATTGCATTGCATTGGATAGTTGATTTGTTTATAATAGGTCCTATAGCAATTGCAATAGGATGGTTTGCAAGAGGTTACTTTGGCTAGAGCAAAAATACCAACAGACGAAAAGTTTGAAAAGCAAGACTTTAACTTGTTTGAGGCAATTACTGCAATCGACAAGAAAGACTATGGTTACTATGACAGACTAACGCCTGAACAACAACGAAAGTTTATTCCTTTTATGATGATCAACTGGATCAGTGTAGTCAAGGGTAAGCAAGAGTTAGCACAATACTATCTACAGAGTGTAGATTATCATGCGAATAAATACCTGTTCAATGAGAATGTATCAAAGCATCCGAAATTGCAATGGTTAATGTTATGTTCGGCAAGCCCTGGCATTGGTAAACAATTTCATGCTTGGATCCCACAGATCAAGCAAGGTGTTGCTAAGTTAAAGGATAAAGCAGTACCAAAAGATATAAAGGATT